GGAGGCCAAAACTGCGTGCCACCCGTACCTTTACTGGGAGTTTTATACGTGGTCGTAGGAGTATGTGTCTCATCCTTGATGAGAACGTAGTCACCAACGGCAGCCTCTGTGTCTGAGCCAAAGCGAACGCTACCGCTCTGACTGCTGGTCACGTCGAGGTAGGTCTGGCCCGGCGAGATGTTGGCGTAAATGGATGGCACTGGACTTTCAGCATGCGCACGCGTACCACATTTGTCTTTGTCCACAACTTCGCGTCCAAGACTGTAGTAGAGCCACTTTGCGCTGTGCACCGGCAGTTCGATGGCACCGCCGCTGTGATGCACCTTACCTGTCTGCTGAACAGCAGTCTGTCGACCGAGGCCGACGACGTGGTACGAGTGCAAGTCGACCGTTGTGTCGGGTAGCGTCATGAAACTGGCCAGACCGACGAACTGGTCGATAAGGCTGACTTCCTTGGAACTGGCCGCAGCCGTGTTCTGCACGTTGTTGCCGTCACCCTGCAACGTCGGCATGCCGAGAGAGTGGATGAACATCGCATCCCCTGTCGCGCTGTTCAGACCGCTGCCAATGTTCTGGAGCGCTGGTACGACCTTGATGACGGTCGCGTTCGACTCGAACGTGTGGTCTACGATGGTGAAGATGCGACTCTGGAATGCGCTGACGTAGTGTGAGCCATACGCACCAGTTCCAGTGCCGGTGTTGTGGAAGGTCAACTTCTGACCAATGAGCATGCCAATAGGCACCTTGAGCACGGGCTTGGAGGGCTCGAAGATGCTGCTGGCGCTAACGGTCGTCGTGCCTGTGAACGTGATGGTCGTGAAGTCAGTGTTGTCGGTAGCCGTCCATTCACGAGGCAGACCATGCTCGATGTAGACGCCCGTTTCATGACCCATCACGACTTCAGAGACGTCGCCCTTGAAGTGGCCGCCAAAACTCACGGAATCAACTCCGCAAGGATGACGACTTCGACTTGGAAGGTATGTCGGAACAATTTCTTCGTGCGGTCAGACAAGTCCGTGCGCGTCTTCAGAATCATCCTGTCGAAGTTGACCCCGTCCCCCTTGCGCGATACGTGAATGATGCGGCGCATCTCGTCTTCCATCTTACGCAAACGAGAGCGCCCACGAGCCGTGCGCATGTCCACCGTGATGTTGACGCGCGTCGTCACGAAGTTGTACAGGAGGTCAGGGACTTCTTCGTTGAGGGCTGTCTCGTAGCACACGATGTAGTCGTGACGCTGTAGGTCCAGTCGCTTGCCGCGCTCAGGTCCCTCGCTGGCCACGTCAATGACGATGGGCTTCACGTTGTCCGTGTTGCCTCTGTTCCACCCTGTCTTGGTCACAGAGTTGTGGTCAGCCTTGAGCAGGTCGATGACCGTTTCCAGTGGCTCTTTCCAAGTCGCCGTCATGCGAAGACCACCACTTCCTTGTAGCGAGCGAGGATTTCCATGGCCTCCCTACGGAACAACTGTGCCTTGGAGCCGAGGTCAATGTTCTGACTCCCCTCGGGAATCAACACGCTTCGGTCGTCCGACATCAGCAATTCGCTCGCCACAAGTTTCGTGGCTGCCTCCTCAATCGCCTTCTCCAGATACCGCTCTCCGTAGATGTAGGACACCTTGATGGCGTTATACTCGAAGAAGGGGTACGAGTTGTTGAAGTAAATGATGCCCATCTGGTGGTCCAACCACCAGTCTCGCAAACGAGCGCTGTCTCCGCTGGCACTACCGCCCTGCAAATCAAGAAGCAGAGATTGCTGAGTGATAGTACCGCTGACTGCCGTGTGGTCACCAGCCACGTTGACGCACCCAGTGAACGATGTGCTCGTCTTTCCAGTGTAGCGAAACACGATGGCTCCGTTAATAGCCACACCTGCATCCACGAACCCTGTCGTAGAGTCCACGTTGATAGTCCCCGAAGAAGCCGAGGACACGGTCGCTGAGTTCCCTTGAGTCTGGTCAATGGTGATGTCGCTGGAGTTGGTTACGATACTGCACTTCTCGCCTCCTTTGACGGCGCGCATGCTCGTGAGTTTCACCACGCCCGTACCGTAGTCACTGTTGGCTGATGCCAAGAACTCGTTGTGGACTGCCACGTTTGAGGTCGAGCCCTCAAGAGTGAACGCGGGTGAGAAGTCGACAGCGGCTTTGCTGACGCGGTCTTCTTTGTTGATGAGGTCAGCAAAGTTCTGAGCGACAGTGGTGGAATCAAAGTCGTCACGCCACTGAGTCGCACCGGTGCCTTGAGCGAGCGTGGCAACGCTGCCGTTGCCGGGTGAGATGAAGATAGATGAAGAGGCAAGGTTGCTCACGTCGTTGAACTCGATGCGGGCCTCTGCACCGCAAATCTCTCGGTAGTCGTCACCTTGCCAAAGTTCGATGCGCAGAATCTGCTGAACGTTTCGGAAGAGCAAGGGGGCTGTGCCCACGTAATCCGTGAAGTATCGGCGCCGGTAGGGCTTGTACGTGTCGAAGTTGATGTACTCTGCCGCAACGAGGTAGGGCCTCCACGCGTTGTGCGTGTAGTTGTCGATGCGGTCCTGAATGCGGCGAATGTGGTCTTCGACAATACTCTTCTTGACGCCGCGACTCTTGCCGTTGGTGAAGATGGTCAGGTTCTGAATCTCCGTGTTGGCCGTCGTCGTGTAGTTGGAATGGGTGCTAACGGTGGTGGGCAACTTCACGTATTTCGTACCGCTGACGTCCTCGACTACAGGAGTCGTAATGGTGAACTCTGTACCCAGAGGGTCGAGGTCGCTGAAAACAAGAATGGTATCGCCGCTTTCAAAGCCGTGTTCACGAAAATCTGTACCTGCGATGTAGAAGCCTGTCGAGGCTGCGTTTGCAGCGCCGAGTACGGGCTCTCCCGCTGCGATGCCGAGTAGTTCGCCCACCTTGTTGCCTGTCGTGTAGACGACAGCCGAGGGTTCGAGTGGACGAGTTTCTGGCTCACCGGGGCTGAAGACGACAGGCATGTTTCCACCTCAGTGTTGCTTCACTCCCAAATTGAAGTCCATGGCTTTCCCGCATGTGCGGCAGGTGTCGACCCAACAGAAGTACAGCATCCCGCAATGCTTGCAGCGGGTGCCAGAGCCGATGTTGAGAACGTCCCCTGCTGAGCGGTTGCGGTTGCGCTGCTTCAAGGTGACGCCCTCAAGGGGCTTGTCTTCGTTGGTGCGAACAGAGGCGCCGTAGCCCTCATTGAGGCGAATGCCTCGCTTTTGCATGCGCTCGATGTCGTCGAGCCCAAGGCTGCTGAAGTCGTCCATGCCCCTCACCTATCCTCAGACAGAGGAGCAGACGAGGTAAAGGTTGCCCAAAATGAGGACCGGGTCAACGGCCACAACGGTTGAGCCCGTAAGGCTTGCAGCGGCCGTGGTCATCGCACTGCTCAGCGTCGTCGTGTTGCTGAAATCTTGCGGTGGGAAAGGACCAATCACCTTGATGTTTGGACTAACCGCCACTCAATCACCTCAGTTGCGGCGACCGATGGCCATGAACGTGCCACCAATGGTAGCCTGAGCCGCACCGGGGGTGTTGACGGTAATCGTCGTTCCACTAACGGTGGCAAACTCACCAAAGGTGAAGGGGGCAGCATCAGATTGGTCAGCCGCAGTTCCGGGTTCAAGAGTCTGAGGAGCCAAGGCACCGGTGGGGGTGACGACAGCCATGTCCACACTGACAAGAAGGTCGCCCAGTTCAATCGTAGTATCGGACGCAGCGTAGGAGCCGGTCACGACCATGCGGTCGCCAAAGTAGGATGGTCGGGGGTCAATCGTTACTGCCATTTTCATTCACTCTCCGTGGTAAGTTTTTCTGAAGCCTCTTCGACTTCAGGAATAGGTGCTGCTTCAGGCTCAGGAGCCGGGGCAGGGTTCAGGACGCTTTCGACCGCGACGAGCAACTTGCTCTTGGTGGTGTAACCACCAACGGTCTGACCGCGCTCAACGAGCCATGCGGTAATGTCCTTCTTGGTCCAGCCAGCGTCAGGAAGGCCGTCAGAGCCTTCGTCCACCGTCACACTCTCGTCGCCTTCAACAAGGAAGGCGGTCGGGTTGGTGCAGATGGCGGTGCGGTGCTTGTCCAAGTACGCTTGCGGAACCTCGACGGGTTCGCCGCGTGGCCAGAGTTCTCCGGTGCCGTCAGGCTTCTTCCGGTAGACCCGGCTGCCAATGTAGGTCACGGTGGGCACGAAGGCTCACCTCATCCAACAATCATCGTCAGAAGGACGAAGTCGTTCGCACCACCGACGGTGATGGTGGCCTCGCCAGTTTCGTGACTAATGACGGTCGCGGCTGCGTTGAGGGCTTCGTCGTTGTCGAGTTCGTTGAACGCGCTCACAACTGCGAAGATGCGGCTGAGAGTGCTGTCGTAAGCGTTGACTGCGAACTTGCTCGTGGTAGCAGTTGCTCGGTAGCGAACGCTGATGAGACGCGTGTGGGTGACTGGGACGTTCGTACCCTGAGCGTTGGTCGCCGTGAAGGGCGTCAACGAACCGGGGTAGCCGGACGTGCCTGCACTGTACGCATCGCCTTGGCCGCTCAGCCAAGCAGTGTTTTCTTCGCCACCGGCTGCTCCGGGGATTTTCTTCTGAGCGCCGCCCGTGTTGCCGCCCATCGGGACGTCAAGGTACGTCGTAATCGTGTCGACTGCGGTGTGTGCTGTAACGGTTGCCATGATTCATTCCTCCATGTGTTCTCTTCAGCACGCCCTCACTTGAGGTCGCGGATGCTCCCCTGTCCACCGAAGAAGGTGGTCCAGACTTCGCCCATGGTGCGGTACAGGCCTTCCTGACCGAGCCGGTTGATGGCGAAGGGGTCGCCCGTCTCAATGCCGGACTCGAAGTACTGAGTCGGCTTGGCGGTGCTGAAGTAAAGGTAGTCCGTGTCCAGCATGTAGATGCGGCTGATGCCGTCGCTGGCCATTTCCTTGGTGGGGATGATGGGGACACCGTTGTAGGTCGCCACGATGAATCCGGCTTCGATGCCGGGGACACCCTTGACGCCGTTGTAGGTGGGGACCACACGCTTCTCTTCCATGAAGCGCTGTTGCGCCTGCAGGAGTTGCTGGATGCGCATGAGGGTGTCGTACCCGGTCAACATGACCTTGGGGTTGCCACCGCGCTCCCAGACGAGGCGGAAAACTTCGTCGAGTTGGTCGAGACTGAGCGTCCGATTGGCGGACGAAGAGTCAGCGGAGTCCTCAGCGAAGGCCCACGTGTTGGCGCTACGGTCGATGGAGTAGATGTCCTCGTCGTTGGTGTCGTAGTGCGTACCGGAGGTCATCGAGTTGTTGCCCGTGGTGATGCGGTCGAGCGACTCAATGTCGTTGCCCGCCTTCGTGGTGACGTCCTCGGTGAGCATGTCGTTGATGTGCTCTGCGTGGTGCTTGCCCATTTCCTCCTTGAGGACCGAGCGGATGTCGCCCAGACCGTCGTCCTTGTCGTTGAGGAAGATGGCCGTCTCCGACATGTCGAAGGAGTGAGCCACAGTCTTGGGCTTTGCAGCCACGTTCTGGAACGTTGGCTTGGTGGTGTCCGGCAGAGTGCCGTTCTCGGCGATGCCGCCGCCGACCGTCTTGGACGGCTTGGCGGTGACGACGCGCCATCCACTGCGGTCCCAAGGCTTCTTGGGAAGGATGGAGAAGGCGTTGAACTCTTGGTTCAACTGGCTCCAGACCTTGCGGCCGTAGATGGCTTGGTAGGTACCAGCCGTGGTGCTGAGGAGCGGAGCGTCCGCCTTCAGCAATTCACTGCCGGAGTAGGAGTAGCCCATCGAGGACCCTGCCCCGTAGTAGTACCGCTCCATGTCGTTGACTGTTCGCATGTAGTTTCGTGCCATGATTCATTCCTCCATGATTTCTGTTTTTGTCCGAGGCTCAAGCCTCGAGGACGCTCCCGGCGAGGCGGTGAACCTCGTCCCAGCCCATGTTGGCGAGGTCCTGAGTAGACGGGACCTCGACAGCAGTGACCGACTTGCGGAAGGTTGGTGCTTCCGCAGCAGTGGAACCGATGTTGTCGATGCGGGTGCTGAGGTCGCTCAGCGCCTTTTCGATGTTTGCCAGTGGGGTGCGAGCGTCGAAGGAAGACGCAGCGCGCGCCTCAGCCTCAGCGTTCATTTCCTTGGCGAGGCGGTCAGCGAAGACGTTGCCAAGGTTGCCCTTGAACTGCTCTTCGATGGCCGCAGCCTTGTAGACCGCGTAAGCGGCTTCGAGGTCAGAAGCGCTGACGTCAGCCGGAGCGAGGTAGCCCTTGGAGACTTCGCCGCTACCGCCGGAGTTCAACTTTCCAACGGCGTTGGTGGAAGGGGAGCCGCCTTCTTGGGCACGTCCCTTGACCTGACCAGCGAAGTATTCGGCACCGTCACCAATGGCCTCGGGCGTGGAGCCGAGGTTGGCCTTGGAGATGTCGTCAAAGTGAGCGCGAGCCGCCATGGTGTCGACGCCCTGAGACTTCAGGGTGTGTTCCATCCACGAGAGGTACTCGCTGGAGATGACGTCGGAGAACTCGTCGGACTTGGCATACATGCCTTCCTTCTTGTCTTCGCTCGCCATTTCCTTGCCTTCGTCTTCTTCAGACTCAGGCTTGTCTTTCTTGCCGGCCATGTGCTCTTTCAAGCCTTCAGGCATTTCGCCCTTTTCCATGGCGTCCAGTCGGCCGTTCAGTCGGTCAAGAACGCCGGAAAGGTCGTTCAGTACGTTATCTTCGTTCGTCATTGTGGTGTCCTCCTTCAAAATTCGGAATGTGGCCTCAGGATTGATGCCTTTCTCGCAAATGGTCACTTCGTGTAGTTCCAACTTCGAGATTTCGGTGTAATCACCGTGACTGGCGTCGCTCTTGCGCATGCGCTTGAACGCCTGTCCCCCGATGCTGAAGCCACGAAGAGCCCCCTTGCGAATTTCAGACGCGACTTCGCGCGCCTTCTCAATGTCGTCGCGCAACTGAATGACGACAAACATGCCGGCGTCGTCGACACCGGACTTCCAAACACGGCCATCCGAGTCCACGTAGGATGGGATGACCTGTCCAACCTGAATGTTGGAGTGAGCGAGTTGCACGTTGCGGAAACCATCCGCCTTCATGAAGCCGTCAAAGGCGTCACGGAGGGCGCCACGGGTGATGAGGTCGCCCTGCTTGTCCACCATTTCGACGGACGCGTAGCCAGCGATGACGAGGTCATCGGCCGCCTTGAGAATGCTGATGCTCCCGCCGTGGTTGACGGCGGAGGTCCTCAGCGTGGCGGTGGCCATTGTCTTCAGAACCTGTCGTCATTCTACTTAACTACCTACGAAGAACAGCCTTGTCTTCTGTGATGTCCAGAACACCTGCTTCTGTAGGCACGCTCATGCGCTTGGGAGGCTCGGAGTCCTTCGATTCTTCTTCGATGTCTTCGTCCTCTCCGGGGCGCTTTCGGTTGTCGTAGTCGGGCATGGTCTTCTCATCGTGGAGATTGGTCGGACCCATAGGAGATTCAATCGGCGTCGCGTAGTCGAAGCCCAGACCCTTTGCACCTGCGTTGGCTGCACCTACAGCACCGATGCTACTCTTGAGAAAACGGTCGACAAGTTCCAAACCTTTGACGAGCACCTTGGCCTTCTGACGACTGTCCCACCACGAAGTGTCTTTGACCTTCTTGGGTTCAATGAGGGGCTCAGCCTCCTCTTCAGATTCATGCACCTCCTCTTTGATTTCGAGGTTGGCCTTGAGCAAAGCACCCGCTACTGGTCCCCAGTAAGGTCGCTGACTTTCAGACAGGCGAACGATGTAGCGGTTGTCGGCCAAGGGGCTGTGCAGCGTCCAGATGCCGCCAGATTCTGTCGCTTTGTAGAGCACGTCGCCCTGTGGCATGACAACCCGGACACCTGTACTTGCGCGCTCAACTTCAGACAGCCACTGAGGGCCAGCCGACTTGGCAAGCATGCCAAGCGTTTCGCGGCTAACCAGTGCCTCACCTTCGGCCTCACCTTCAATCTCAGAGCCAGTCAAGGTGTAGACGGTGTCCAAGTCGGCACTTTCGACGCGAGCGACATTGGCGACATTAACGCGAACGTGGTCACCTTCGTTGAACTTCTCAGGACTGTTGAACGCAACGCCCACATCCATGTAGGTCTCTCCCTGTGATTCGACAGCGCGGTTGCCAATGGCTTCCTCCTGTGTGATTGGTCCGGTGCCAAGTCGATACGTGTAGGGGCCGGGGCCTCTGCGCTCAAGCACTCGAAGCACCACGTCTTGACCGGGGCGTAGCATGACCCACTTGGGATGGCGCATTTCGCCGGCCATGTAGACAGACTTTGCGTCGCGCAGCAGGATGTTCTGATGATTCTCTTGCAGCGATTCGACGGCAGCCTTGAGTCCGGCATCGTCTGTGAGTCGAGTGTCGCTTGCACTTGGAACGTGCACGTTCTCAATACCCTCCATGCCACCGCGCAAAATCTTGATGCGGTCATTGAGAGGGATGTCGTGAACCTCTTTGTCTGCAAACTCAATGACGTCGAAGATGTAGTAACCATCCTCTGTCTTCACAACGTCTGCATGGTAGTCATGCTCAGTGACTTTGCTGAAATTCTCTTTGTCTTCATCAGAAAGGTCAAACGTTTTCGAGGTGACCTCGTCATCGTCCTTCTCAACAAAGCCTCGCTCGCCTTCCGGCATGTGCGAAACAATCCAGTCGCCTGTGAAACCGCGCAAGTGCTCCAAGTCTTCCAACTTGAAGATGCGGTGCATTGGCTGAAGCAAGGGAACCTTCGGACCCAACTCTTTGCGCAGGATGTCCGGGTTGGTCAGGTCGGCCAGTCCCAACTCAGACTTCACCACGTTCGTGCTCCCCTGATGACGCGTGAGCCCTGTTGACGTCGGCTTTGTGTGAGCAGCCTGTCGCTCAAGCGTGTTGAGTGCTGTACGAGCACCGGCGTGGTCAGGATGCTTCAGCATGTGCATCCATGCGGCAGGGGCGACGGCATTCCAAATGGTTTCCGTGGGTTGGACAAGTCGCATGGGGGTGCCCTGTGCGCTTGACATAACGCTGACCTCGCCGTCGAATCCGATGCGGAAATTGAAGTTCGGATGGAACAGGTCGCCGTATTCGTGCGCCAAGCCCGAGGAATTGTACAGACTGTGGACTGAGTGCCCGTGCGGACCTGCTGCATCGACCGGCACGGGTGCTCTACCGCGCTTCGTTTCTGTGACCGACGAAGCCGCCTCGACTTCAGGTAGGAAAGTGACGAGGCTGTCGAGATGCTGCTTGGTGTTCCAATACTTGCGCTCGCGCTGGTTGCCGCCGCCAGCAGGCTTCTTGGTCAGAGGTTCGGATTCACTGCGCCGTGAGTCCGCGTTATACGCTTGCGTGAACTGCATACCCAATTGCTGGTTGCGCTCATCTGCCTGATAGCCGATGGTGCGGTGAACGCGACCAACACGCAATTGCACTTCCTTGTCGTCCTTGGAAGCGCGCTGCCTCTTCATCTTCTCGGCCTCGGCAGCGATGTCGCGGTCAGGATGCAGTTTCTCCATCAACTGACGCACAGACATCACAGGCGCAGGCGGCAGGCCCGCACTCATTCGTGGAATGATGACCTCTTGCAGGTAGTCGCTTGCCAACTTCGTATCGTGAGGAGAGTTGGCGTCGAGACCAAGATGCTGGACCAGATTGTTGAACGTCTCTCCTACGTCTGCCATGGGGTCAAACTCGAACGGCTCTCCATGCTCATGCCCAAGGCTCTTGATTTCATGACCGAGGTCAGCGTGCCGCTTCTGCCCCACCTCATGTTCGGTCGTGCCCATGGTGTGGATGCCGTGCGTTCCGTGAGGGGCAGCGTGAAGGAACTCGTTGCCCATGCGAGCCAGCATGCGCATGTTGGCCTCGACCGTTTCGTGAGGCAAGTTGGGGTTGAGGATGTGGTCCCGCGTTTCGGGGTCCATGCGGTCGACGATGTGCCGCACGGCTTGACCGATGGCGTAGTCGTCAGCACGGAGCCGGTCGGCGAGGGTGTTGCGTTTTAGATGAACCGAACCTCTTGCACTGCCACCAAGGGTCGCAGTCACATGAGAACCAGTCTCAGACAGCCCTGTTTCGAGACGAGCCAACTCTTCATTGAGTTCGGACATCTGGTCGCGGTAAGCCTGAAGTTGACTTCGCGTCGCACCTTCGCTCTGAGCCTGAGCCATCTCATCCTGCAGCGCTCCGACACGCTCAGCGAGCATGAAGTAGCGCTCATGCTCTTCGGTCGCAGGCTGAGCCTCGCTGATGCGTGGCTCCAACTCGCCAGAGGGGGCGGAGCCCGCAGGGAAGTTGACGCCGTAGTTGACCATCACGTTGGCATCAGGGTCGTCGTCCAGAGGCGCCTCGCCAAAGCGGTACATGCGACGCTCGTGAGTCGAGTGCAATCGCTCTTTGCGACGAGCATATTCTTCTTCCAACTCTTGCTGGCGACTCTCGGGAGCGACCCGCATGCGTTGTTCAAACTCAGCGTCCAATGCTGCCAGTTCGCGCGCAAGGTCTGCGGCGGCAGGTGGCTCATCCCGATGCTGCAACTCCTCCATCTGCGCGTCGTGGTCCGCCAGACTGGACGTAAGGCGACCGCGGTCATCGGTCAAATGAAAGACGTGCTGCTGCGGGTCCATGGGGGCACGAGCAAAGCCCATCATGGTCGCAATGGCATGATGATGCTGACTGTGATGCTTGTCGAACGTCTCCTCGTTGTAGGCACCACCTGCAACACCGAAGGGGTTCTGCCCAGTCAAGTGCTCTGATTCTTTCCCAGTTCTGCGGTCATGAGCGAGCGTTGCAGCCCGACCGTCGCCAGATTCACGGGCATCGTGATATTCGCGCGCCAACGTGTTGTGGTATGCACCGTCGACCGTGGTCGCGTGGCGGTTATAGTGCGCGTTCTGACCGCCTGAGCCCTTGATGCGCGACGACACGGACACGTTGTGCGGGTTCATGGTCGAGCCCGCGTCAGCCACGTCGCCCACGTTTTGGACGTTGACGACCTTCTTACCCTGCATCATGCGGAACAGTTGCGCTTCACGCTGACCAAACGGCCCGATGAAGGGAACCATCGAGGCTCCCTCATCTTCGTGACGTGCCCTGATACCAGTACCTGTGCGTGAAAACATCAGGCTGTCTTCCTGCTTTCCGCGAAAATTGGCAACGCCGGTTGGCGATTCGACAGGTTTGAACTGTGTCGTGGTCTGAGGGGCAACCTCTTCACCATAGAACTCAGCCAACATCCTTGCTTCTTCGTCAACCTCCCCTTCGACCTCCTCCGGCTCGAACAACTTCGTGTGATGGTGAAGCAGGTTGAACAGTTCGTTGGGGCGCTTACCCATGCCGCCACGCATCCACGGCTTCTTCCAGAACGTGGCCAACGTCGTGTGGTCGCCGTTCGCATAGCCGTAGTGTTCCGGGTCAACGTGCGTACCGAAATGGAAGATGCCGTGGTTGGACGCTATACGAGACGCCGAAGCGACCTGCTTGGCTGACTCGTCACGACGGCGGAAAATCTCGTCAATCTCGTCCTGTGTGAACACCTTGTCGGGTCGGCTGTGGAACATACCGCTGTCCAGTCCCAAGTAATGAGGTGCGCCAGCCGGCAAAAGTTTCCGAGTTTCTGGGTCCACA